CAGAAGTAGTTAAAATAGGAAATTTGAATACTCTTTTCATTCCTTGGATATGTGCCGATAATGAAGAAAAAACTTTACGTCTCATCAAAAAAAGTGGATGTAAGGTTGCGATGGGACACTTGGAACTAAATGGATTTGAAGCCTATCGTGGACATACGATGGATGATGGTATGGATTCTATAGTTTTTGATGGGTTTACAAAAGTATTTTCTGGGCATTATCATACTCGTTCTACTAATGGTGTCGTTTTTTATTTGGGAAATCCTTATGAAATGTATTGGAATGATGTAAATGATACTCGTGGATTTCATATTTTTGATACTGAAACACTAGAACATACTCCTGTAGATAATCCTTATCGAATGTATTATATCATTCACTATGAGGATACAAACTATCAGACATTTGATACTCGTGAATATGAAAATAAAATTGTAAAAGTTATCGTTCGTAAAAAAACAAATACTAAAAAGTTTGAAAAGTTTATTGATAAACTTTATACTTCAAATGTAGCAGAACTCAAAATTGTTGAGAACTTTCAAATTGAAGAAAATGAAAATTTTGAAGCATTTGAGTCAGAAGACACTCTTTCTGTTCTGAACAGATATATTGAAGAATCGGAAATAAATCTGGACAAAAAAATAATTCAAAAAATGTTCAAAGAAATATATCAGGAAGCCTGTGAGTTGGTATAAAAATGTTTATACTTACAATTCTGGGGCAAGAGGATGAAGGTGTCTATTCTGTACTTAACCCTAATGGAGATAAGATCATCTATATTTTTGAAGAAGAAGATGATGCGGTTAGATATGCTATGATGTTAGAGGAGGAAGATTACCCAGAAATGCATGTGATTGAAGTTGAAGATGAAGTGATAATAAAAACTTGTAAACAATATGAATATAACTATACGATTATTACTGAAAATGATATTGTAATTCCACCAAAATATTAACATGATTTTATTCAAAACTATAAAATGGAAGAATTTTTTATCTACTGGTAATCAATATACCGAGGTTAATTTTACTCTAAATTCGACCAATTTGATTGTCGGTACAAATGGTGCTGGTAAGAGCACAATTTTAGATGCTCTTACTTTTTCTCTATTTGGAAGACCATTTCGGAAAATTAATAAACCACAACTCATCAATACCGTAAATGAAAAGGATTGTATTGTAGAAGTTGAGTTTACTATTGGAACTACCGAGTGGAAAGTTGTTCGTGGAATCAAACCAAATATTTTTGAAATTCATCGAAATGGTGAAGTTTTGGATCAGGCATCCGCATCTGTAGATCAGCAGAAGTGGTTAGAACAAACAGTTCTTAAAATGAACTATAAGTCTTTTACTCAAATTGTAATTTTGGGTAGCAGTACTTTTGTTCCTTTTATGCAACTTCCTGCGGCTCACAGAAGGGAAGTAATTGAAGATCTTTTAGACATAAAGATTTTCTCTTCTATGAATACTGTAATTAAGGAAAAGATTCGTCAGATTCGTGAAGAAGTAAAGACTTTAGAACTCAAAAAAGAATCTCTCTTTGATAAGGTTGAAATGCAAAGAAACTTTATTGAGGAGTTGGAAAATCGTGGAAATGTCAAGATAAATGACAATCAAAAAAAGATTGCCAATTTAGATGCTGAAGTTGACATTTATATGAGAGAAAATTCTTCACTTGAGGAAAGTATTTTTAAGTATATCAAAGAGCAAGAAGAAGTCACAGGTGCCGCAGATAAACTTCGTAAACTTGGAAATCTCAAAGGTAAAATCTCACAAAAGGTTCTTACGATTACCACAGAGCATAAGTTTTTTACTGAAAATACGGTATGCCCTACCTGTACACAGGATATTGATGAGGCATTTAGACTACATAGAATTACAGACGCTCAAAATAAAGCAAAAGAGTTACAATCGGGTTATCAAGAACTTGAGGAAACTATCAAATCAGAAGAAGAAAGAGAGCGTCAATTCAATATTCTTTCCAAGGAGATTACAAAACTCACGCATGAAGTTTCTCAAAACAATACTAAAATCTCTGGATGTCAAAGACAAATCAGAGATTTTGAATCAGAAATTCAAACACTTACCAATCAACTTAAAAACAAAAATACTGAGCACGAAAAACTAGAGTCTTTCAGAGAAACTCTTCAGAAAACCTATGATGAATTGGCAGTTAAAAAAGACTCCATTAATTATTATGATTTTGCATATGGATTACTGAAGGATGGTGGAGTTAAGTCCAAAATCATTAAGAAATATCTTCCCCTGATAAATCAGCAGGTAAATCGGTATTTACAAATGATGGATTTTTATATTAACTTTACTTTGGATGAAGAGTTTAATGAGACCGTTCAGTCACCAATTCACGAAGATTTTTCTTATGCCTCTTTTAGTGAGGGTGAGAAGATGAGAATAGATTTGGCACTTCTTTTTACTTGGAGAGAAGTTGCTGGATTTAAAAATTCTGTAAATACAAATCTTCTGATATTAGATGAAGTATTTGATAGTTCTTTAGATGGATTTGGAACCGAAGAATTTCTTAAGATTATTAAATATACGATAAAGGATGCTAATATATTTGTAATTTCCCATAAGACTGGTTTAGATGATAAGTTTGATAATGTTATAAAATTTGAAAAAGTAAAAGGGTTTAGTCGGATCGGATCATAATATAGACACTTTATAAGGTGGCACAGCAGTTGTCCAGAGGGCAATCTTTCGTTGTATTATGAATGTATACAAAACAAAACTCATGCCAGTTAGTCACGAAATCAAGTCTCAACTCGCAAAACTGCTTGCTACCGAAGACCTTGTAGTAGAGCACAAAAGGGTTGAGACTGCTTGTTTTAATGTTCATACTCGTGTTCTGACTTTGCCTCTGTGGGATAAGGCAAGTAATACTGTATATGATTTGCTTGTAGGACACGAAGTTGGACATGCACTCTTCACTCCTGATGATGACTGGTTTGAGAATAATACAATTCCTCAACAATTTGTGAATATTGTAGAAGATGCCCGTATTGAAAAATTAATGAAACGCAAGTATGCAGGACTTGCAAAAACTTTTTATAATGGATATAAAGAATTAAATGATGAGGACTTCTTTCAGATTGCTGACGAAGATTTAGAAACCTTAAATCTTGCTGATAAAACAAACCTTTACTTTAAGGTTGGTAATTTTCTTTCTCCTCTAAATTTCAATTCCAAAGAGAAGGAAATTGTTGAGTGTATTGATTCCTGTGAAACTTTTACAGATGTGATTATTGCCGCAGAGAAACTTTATGAGTATTGTAAGGAAGAACAGCAGAAACAACAAAAGGTTGCTAATCTAGATTCTCACGATTCCGAACAGCAAGGTAATTCCTCTTCTGGTGAACAGACAGGAGAAACCGAAGAAAGTGAGAACGACAGACAAGAGCCTTCACAATCAAAACAACCAGAAGAATCTTCCGGAAATTCTAGTGGAAATCAAACAATACCAGATCTTTCTTCACAAGAACCAGAAGTTCGCACTGCCGATGCTCTTCGTGAAAAAATTGAGAGTCTTGTAAGTAGTGATAACCGAGATAATGTTTATGTTGAACTTCCACATCTCAACCTAGAAACTATAATTGCCAAAAATTCAGAGATTCATCAATATATTGATGAAAATTTTGAAAGACAAAAAAAATATATTGATGCTAATAATGATACAATTCATAATCTTAATTTATACGAAGAAGCAGATAAGTCTTATAAGCAATTTAAGACTTCTGCTCAAAAGGAAGTCAATTATCTTGTAAAGGAATTTGAGTGTCGTAAGGCAGCAGATTCTTATGCCAGAACATCAACTGCTCGCACAGGAGTTCTTGATACCACACGTCTTCATACCTACAAGTATAATGAGGATTTGTTCAAGAAAATGAGTGTGATTCCTGATGGTAAAAATCACGGGTTGATTTTTATTCTTGATTGGAGTGGGTCGATGAATGAAGTTATTCAAGACACCTGTAAGCAACTTTTCAATCTAATCTGGTTTTGTAAAAAAGTCTCAATTCCTTTTGAGGTTTATGCCTTTACAAATGAATGGAGAAGCCCATCAAAGTCTCAAGAAGTTTATTCTCCACATTATGAAAAACGGGAAGGATTGATTTATGTTGCTGATGATTTTTCTTTACTGAATCTTCTTACAAGTAAAGTAAATATGAAAACTCTGGAGCATCAGATGCTCAATATTTGGAGACTGACTATTGCTCTTCGTAATCCATATGGGTGTGGATGTAGATATGTTGCTCCAACTCGATTATATCTTTCCAGCACTCCACTGAATGAGGCACTGATTTCCCTACACCAAATTCTTCCTAATTTTCAGAGAGAAAATAAACTTCAAAAAGTTCAGTGTGTAGTTCTGACTGATGGTGAGGCAAACTGTCTTCCTTATCATATTGAAGTCAAACGTAAATCAGAATCGGAACCTTATATTGGTGTTCGTGGTATTTCTCCTGGACAAACTTTTCTTCGTGATCGTAAGATCGGAACGAATTATAAGTTTGGATGTGAATATCATAAATTTACCGAAGTTTTGATATCAAATCTCAAGGACAAGTTTCCAACAGTTAATATGATCGGTATTCGTGTGCTTCAGAATCGTGATACATCTAATTTTGTGAATCTTTATTACAACAAATTATCTCCTCAATATAATAAAATTTTATCTGATTGGAAGAAAAATCGGAGTCTAAATATTTTAGATTCAAGTTATGATGCCTACTTTGGACTTTCTGCATCCACTCTCTCGCAAGACTCTGAATTTGAAGTTTCCGAAGATGCCACAAAGTCACAGATCAAAAGTGCCTTTGTAAAAAGTCTCAAGATCAAAAAATTGAATAAAAAAGTTCTGGGACAGTTTATGGAGTTGGTTGTATGACAAAATCTATAGAGAAAGAACTCTGGGGAATGCCCTGTGCTGTAGATCACAAAAATAAAAGAGTTTATTTGAAGTGTGAGAGTGCCATTACTGCGATGGGTGTCGGTGCTCTTGTAGAAAAATATTATCCTGGATATAAAGGACATTTAGTAAGTCTAAATCGTCTGAGTGAAATCAGAGACAATTTGGAAACCGTCCAGTAGGGTGATTCTGAGACTCTGATTGCTGTTATAATGACTATGTTGAAACAAACCACTCACTATGCTCCGTCTCAAAATGACTCCCGATTATATCGTTTCTTCTCTGAGATCACTTTTTGGGTCAGAAATTACTGGTGCTGACATTCGTGGTTGGTGTGCTAGTAATGGAAGTGCCTATCAAACCGTTACAAAAAATCTTGAAAAATATAAGACTTCTCGTGGTAAGTGGAATTTAGAAGTGACACAAGAAAAGGTAAAAGAAATAGAACGTAGTTTTTCTTCTCCTGCTGCTCTTCCTGCTTTGGAACAAAATCTTATTCCTGATAAAGATGATACTTTCGTCAAGTTTGGTAACTTCAACGATATTAAAAAAATTATTCAGTCCCGTATTTTTTACCCAACGTTTATTACGGGTCTCTCGGGTAATGGTAAGACGTTCTCTGTGGAGCAAGCTTGTGCTCAGACTGGTCGTGAATTGATTCGTGTGAATATTACGATTGAGACTGATGAAGATGATTTGATTGGTGGTTTTCGTCTTGTGGATGGTGCAACTGTTTGGCATAATGGACCTGTGATTGAAGCACTCGAACGTGGTGCTATTTTACTTTTGGATGAGATTGATCTTGCTTCTAATAAAATACTTTGTCTTCAATCTGTATTGGAAGGTAAAGGTGTCTTTCTGAAAAAGATTGGTAAGTTTGTAAAACCCTCTTCTGGATTCAATGTTTTTGCGACTGCAAATACCAAAGGTAAAGGTTCTGAGGATGGACGATTCATCGGAACTAATGTGCTCAACGAAGCATTCTTAGAAAGATTTCCTGTGACCTTTGAACAATCTTATCCTGCTCCTGCGGTTGAGCAAAAGATCTTAGAGGGTATTTCTTTGGATCTTGGTCTTGAGGATCGTGATTTCTGTAAGAGACTTGTTGATTGGGGTGATGTGATCCGTAAGACCTTCTATGATGGTGGTATTGAGGAAATCATCAGCACCCGCCGTCTCGTTCACATCATTCGTGCCTATAGCATCTTTGGTGATAAAGCAAAGGCAATACAGGTTTGTGTAAATCGTTTTGATGATGAAACCAAACAGGCATTCTTGGAACTTTATGACAAGATTGATGCTGATTTTATAATGCCTTCTACCCCAGAAGCAGTTGACGCAACTCTCTCAAACTGATATAATATTAAAAGATAAAACTCTCTTTGATTGTGAAACTTTATGACTGAAAATTTTGAAACCGATTATGAAAGTTCAATTCCAAACCAAGATTTTTGGGAGGAAGATGGAATTAGTATAACTGGAAATCCTTATGCTTCTCCCGATACAATAGTTTTTGGAAATACTCATCTTCCAGGAGGTATGGGAGAAGATCATATTAGTTTTACTGGATATCCTTATTCACCCCTTCCAAGTATTACATCATCTTTCACTTCTTATGAGGTAAAACCATCACTAAATTCAGATCACTTCTGGAAGTTTAGTGAAGGAAAGACTCTGAAAGTTGTAGAAGAATATATTAAGGGAACTTACAATGGACACTATGCTTCTGATAAGTCAAAGGTTCAGGTTCTGGATATGATTGATGCGATTGATGATGGAGTCCCCTTCTGTCGTGATAATCTAATTAAGTATTCTTCTCGTTTTGGTAAGAAGGATGGAATGTCAAAACTTGATGCACTGAAGATTATACACTACGGTGTTCTTCTATATCATTTTGCCGGATTTAATAATGAAACTCAAAAATCAAACTATGAAACTTTCTGATAAAACACTGTCACTGCTGAAGAATTTCTCTGGCATCAATCAATCAATTTTGTTCAGGCAAGGAAACAAACTTCGCACAATTTCTGTGATGAAGAACATTCTTGCCGAAGCAGAGATTACCGAAGAGTTTCCAAAGGACTTTGGTATTTACGATCTGAATCAATTCCTAAATGGACTTAATCTTCATCAAAATGCCGAATTGGATTTTGATAATGATGGTTATGTGGTGATTCGTGAAGGTAAAATGCGATCCAAGTATTTCTTTGCTGATCCAAGTGTAATCGTGATTCCACCAGATAAAGAAATCACTCTTCCGAGTGAGGATGTATGCTTTGAGTTGAATACTCAACAGTTAGATAAGTTACTCAAGGCATCTGCGATTTATCAACTTCCCGACCTTTCTGCTGTTGGTGATGCCGGTGTGATCAAACTGGTAGTAAGAGATAAAAAGAATGACACATCAAACAATTTTTCCATTGTGGTTGGTGAAACCGATAGTGTCTTTACGTTCAATTTTAAAGTGGAGAATATCAAGATTCTTCCTGGTGCTTATGAGGTTGTCATCTCACAAAAACTTTTATCACGATTTACGAGCACCGACAGAGATTTGAAGTATTATATTGCTATGGAGCCTGATTCTACTTTTGAATGAACATCTTTGTCACTTCCCCATTTCCTGCCGAAAGTGCCACTTGTCTTCCAGACAAACACATAGTCAAAATGCCCTTAGAGACATGCCAAATGCTCTCTATCGTGGCATCAGAGAAATGGGGGCACGGATACGGAACTCTGCCCAAGACCGATGGAACCCCTTACAAGACAGAGAAGGGAGCATTCCGTAATCACCCTTGTACTTTATGGGCAGCAAAAACAATTGATAATGCCTACTGGTTAATCAAATGGGGAATGAACTTGTGTGATGAATATACTTTACGATATAATAAAACTCACTCCTGCTATA